CCGAGGGCCACCTGCACGGTCGACGCCGGGTGGAGCACGCCGAGCCCGGACACCGCCATCGTCTTTGATATCTCCCTGCCGGTACCGGACCTCTCGCAAAGCAGCGTGCAGATATCGGCCCTCTCGGTCTGGCCGTCCTGCCTCGCGGCCACGGACAGCCTGTAGTGGCCGGGTTCCCACGACTCGCCCCTGACTGAGAGCGAGCCGGACACCAGCTCTGGGGCCGTTCCGGAGCAATCGGTCCTCACGGACGCGGACACCAGGCCGTCTACAAGCTCGGCGTCGGCCCACGTCCTCTCGTCTACCCGGAACAGACGCCACTCGCACGAGTAGGAGGACGCCCAATCGATCATGACAGCCTCCCCATGTACTCGTCGGTCAAGTCTATCTCCCGTATTCCGAAGGAGACGGACAGCCCCCTTCCGCCCAGCGCGCTCATGTCCATCGAGTCAACGTCCACGTTGGCGCAAAGGCACGTCCCGAGAAGGGTGCGGACGAGCACAGGCCCGCCGTATCTTCCGAGCTCCCTGACCTTGGCTATGTCCTCCTCCTCGCTGACGCGGATCATCGCCGTCCTGTAGCTGCCGGTCCTCTCCACGCCGGACCAGTCGCCCACGGTGGAGCCGTCCAGCATGGAAGTCCCCTCGAAGTGCTTCTTCCACGAGTCGGACAGCTCGAGGTTCCACGGCAGCTCGACGAAATCCTCGCCCCAATCGAAGCGGAGGACGTTTGCTTTCAGCGTATACGCGAAGTCCGCATACTCAACGTCCCCGTCTGCCGTCCTCATCGCGATCCGGTACGCCGTCCTGTCACCGAACGGGGCGTACGGGTCGAGGATGGTCTGCCCCGGCAATGCCCCCTGGTAGATCAGCGCGGCCCTGTCCCCGTTGAGGCGGTAGATATCCCTCGTGCCGCTCCCGGCGGGCAGGGCGATTGAAGCCGATTTCCCGGATGCCGTTATCGTCGGCGTCTCGGGAATCGTCGCCTGCGTCGTCCATCCCACGACGAACTCGGCGGTGGCTATCTCGGACGAAAGACCCGTGTCTGGGTCGGTCGCCATCACGGCCACGCCGTAGGTGCAGCCGTCGCGGAGGTCGAGGAACGCCGGCGTGGGGTTGAACGTCTCCTCGCCAGACTCGGCCTCGGCGTCCGATACGTACGGCTCGATGGTGGCCCTCCACGCGCTGTCGCTGTAGCTCCACTCTGGGGTTATCACGTCCGTCCATACCGTGTCCCCCTCAAGCTGGTCGGGGATGTTGAGGTCGGGCACGCCGGAGCACCCCTGGGAGGTGACGACCACTGCCACGGAGCACCCGTAGCGGTCGCAGGACAGCGCGAGCGATAGCGGCTGCGCGGTCAGCGTCGAGGCTGACACCGAAAGCTCGGGAGGCGTGTCGACGTAAACGGTCACGCTCCCTGATCGCTCGTAGGTCTTGCCGTCGGTGGATACATCGACCCTGAGCGTTATGGCACCCTGCGAGCTGTAGCGGTCGATGAACGACCACGGGAGCCTCGCAGACTGCACGGGGGTCACGAGGAACTGAACCACCCTGTCGGGGTTGTTCTCGGCGACGATCTGGTACTGCACCTGCTCGCCGCCGCCGCCGAACGTCCACGACAATTCAAGGTCGCTGCCGCTCGGTATGGACGGTGGCGCAGATAGCGTCACCCCGTCGGGCTGTATCGCGGGTATCGCGTAGGTAGGGCCTGCCATCTCGCCGTAGGCCGTCCCGTTCTCGGACTCCTGATACCTCATGGCCCATACGCAGTACTCCTCGCCGGAATCGAGCCCGGTGATGTTGAACGTCAGCGAGCCCCTGTGGTTCCCGGACATTCCCATGTCCGGAACCTGCTGGGTGGCTGGCTGGTCGTTCGAGTCCCATGCGTCGGGGTTCTTCGACCACGCGACTATAACGCCCTCGTCGGCCGATAGGGTCGATGGGGCGGTCCATGTGAGCGGGATGGTCAGCGAAGTCCCGTCTGCCCCGGACGCGACGGTCCCGATTGTCACCGAGCCGGTCCCGGCGGTCTTTTTGTAAAGCTCCTTGATCTCGAACGGGTCGGAGTAGGTGCATATCGTCTCAAGGTCGTTCCACGCCTTCACACGGAGCCACGAGTGCTTTCCGGGGTCGGGCTTCGTGTCGGCCACCGAGAACGCCAGGGCCTTGCATTGCCCGTCGTCAGACGAGAGGTCGTTCCAGCTGTTCGCGTAGTCGTTGGAAAGCGCCTCGGATTTGGTGGACGCCGTGACGTTCTTCAAGACCTGTAGCTTCACGTAATCGACGGGTCGGAAGGTCGTTGAGCTCACCTGTATGACGGCGGTGCCGCTTTCGGAGCTCGCCCTGCCCGTTACCTTTGCAGACTTGATTACCGGCTTCTTGGGAGCGCCTGTGACGAGAACCTTCCAGCCGGTCCACTTTGACACCCCGCCGAGCCCGTGCGAGCGTGCGCGGAACCTCACGGCCCTGTGCCTTCCGGAAACCTGCCAGTCGGTGAGGTCAACGCTCTTCGTGAACGCGGAATCCGAGCCGGTGATCTTCCCGGCGTCTTTTGTGAAGGACTTAATAGACGCCCCGCTCGCGTCGGTTGAGGTCTGGACTACGCATTCTGTCTGTACGCGCTCCCTGTAGCCCTTCTTGTCGGCGGGCGTGAACCTCGCCGAGACCTCGCCGGTGGACGTGTCTATCGAGGGGTTGGCGACCTTCGGCGCGGGAGGTGCGGCTATCTTCCTCGTCGCGCTGACGGGATTCCCGCCCCTGCTGTCGTTCGATCCGTTCCTCGCCTGCACGGTGCATGTTATCGACGTGATCCTTTTCTCCGTGTACGGGTAGAAGGACTTTCGGTTGTGGCTGTGCCCGTCCTTGTCGGTGAACCCGGCGAGGTTGAAGGTGGCGGAGGTCTGGGTCGAGCTGGTCTTTCTCTGGTATACGGTTATCTTGTCCTCTGTGACCTTGCCCGTGCTCTTGTCCTTCTCCTTGTAGAAGATGTCGAAGAACACCCACACGGCCTCGGCCCGCGCATCGTTGTTGTCGTTCCAGAACTTCGACGGGTATTTCCATGTGCTCGTGAAGTTGTAGTTGTTGTCCCTCTTGGGAGCCGATAGATTCGTCACGGCGCAGTTGGGGCCGTATTTAACGTCAACCATGTCAGTACCCCCTTGCCGCGTCGATCATCAGCAGCCTGTTCCCGATGGCCCCGGCAATCTCGTCGGGGTCCGCGTCGGTGTGCGCGTTGACGGTGATGGTGATGTTCTGCTGCGGGCGTTCCGAGCCGCGCAGCCTGCCCATCTCGGCGGCGATCGCGCCTGCTATGGGCTCCATGTACCTCGTGTTGGTGAGCGGGACCACGGCTCCGCCGGTTCCCCAGTTAAGAACGGCCTCGGCACCGGCCTCTCCCACCCATCCGTTGTTGGTGAGCGTCGGGCCGGTCGCGATGTAGCCGGAAGCATGACGCGCGATGTACGGCGACGACGCTACGCTTCCGGTGGCCGAGGTGGTGCCTGCGCTCACGGTTGCCCTGTACGTCATGCCGTTGATGTTCTGCATCAGCGTGTACAGCGAGCTCACGGCCTCGTACCCCTCGACCTTCGCGCTGACCGTGGTGCTGGTGTGGCCCGGAATCCCGGCGAGCGCGTCGGTCAGGTCCTTGACCTCCCCGAGTGCGTCGTATACGGTCCCCTTGTCGTCCACCCAGTAGGTCTTGCCGTCGATCTGCATCATGTTGAAGCCGGCCAGCTTGCCGCTCTGCTGGAGCACGGTCCCCTTGTCGTCGACCCAATACGTCTTGCCGGCTATCTGTATCTTGTTCAGGCCGTCGATCGCGGCGGCGTCGAGGTCTATGGCGTACCCGACCTCGGTAAGCCCGGCTACCATTCCGCCGAGGGATCCGTCCCACGTCTCCGCAAGCCCCTCTATGCCCTCGGCGCTCGCCTCCATGTCGCTGTAGCTGATTCCAACGCTGTCGAGCCCGTGCGCGAAGTCTGAGACGGACTTTCCGCTCTTCCACAGCGAGACCTGCAGCGCGTCGTTGTTCGCGACCCATTTGACGCCTGCGCCGGCGCTTTCGAGCTGGGCCTCGGCCATGAGCTTCATGCCCTCCTCGTACTGGCCCATCGCCTTCTGCGTCTCGCCGAGCTTCGTTTTCGCGTTGTCGAGCTCGTTCTGGTAGTTGACGAGGCTCTTCGTGAGGTCGTTCGCGGTGATGTAATCGTTGTTAGCCCTGGCTTCGGCGATCATCTGCTCGGTGTCGGCGACCTTTTTCTCAGCGGCCTCGACCTCATCGAGCGCCGTCCGGTAGTCTCCCATCTTCGTCTCGTAGGACTCTTGGAAGAACTTCGCCTTGGATGCGGCTATGAGCGATGCGGTGAGCCTGTCGAACGCGTCCGCGGAAAGCTCCGCGCCGTCCTTCATCAGGCGGAGGGCACCCGTCTCGTCATGCGTGAACGTTATCGACTCCCCAGCCGCCCCGTTGTACAGGTCGAGCTGCGTCTTGAGGTTCGCCATGCTCTCCGCGCCGCGGTCGCCCGCGTTGTAGGCGTCGAGCGCATCCTGCAGGCCCTCGGCGTACTGCTCGATGAGCGCCGTGTTGCCGTAGGTCTCGTCGGCGCTCTCCTGGATCTTGCGGTTGCTCTCGGCGATCTTGCTCACCATGTCGTCGTAGGAGACGGCTATGCCGCCGAGAGCGTCCTTGCTCTCGCTGCCGGCCTTCGCGAGCGCGTCGCCTATCACGTCGCCCGCGCTGCGAGACGCCTCCTTGGACTCCTCCATCTTCTTGATGAAGTCGGCTATCGCCGATATGACGAGCACGATGCCTGCGACTACCGCGCCTGCGGCAAGGCCCTTGAGCAGAGACTTGCCCAGCGTCTTGCCGGCCTCCTTGAGCCCGGCGATCTTGGTCTGCATGCCGGTGGCTCCGGCTCCGGCGTCGGCGAACCCTGCTTTCATGAGGTTGAGGGCCTTGCCGATGGCGCTCGACTCGCTCAGGAACGCCTTGATGTTCTGGCTCGCCGTCACGAACGTCGATGCCATCGTGAGCAGCGGGCCGATGGCGACGCCGATGCCGAGCAGCGCGACGACGGCCGACTTTGCGCCCTCGTCCATCTCCTCGAACGCCCCGAGCGCCGACTTCGCCAGGTTGGTGAACGCCGCGATGAATGGCGTCGCGCCTTCCGCGAGCGCAGCCAATGCGTCGTTTGCGACGTTCTTGAGTATCTGCAGCTGGCCGGAGAATCCTTCGGCCTTCTTGCTCGCCTCGCGGGCTGCGTCGCCGGCAGCGCCCCATGCGTCCGACTGCCCTTCCCATGCGTGCTGAGACATGAGCAGGTTGTCGTCAAGCCCGCCGATGGTCTGCATGAGGCCCTCGATCGCCTGCTTCTGGCGGGTTCCGGTTATCCCCATCTGCTCAAGCGTGGCGTCTGCGGATCCCCCGCTTTTCTCCACCTCGTTGAGGCCCTTGATGAACGCCTCGAACGCGGCGATGGGCTTGTCCTCCCATGTCTTCGCGAACTCCTCGGCGCTCATGCCGGACACCTGCGCGAACGCCTCAAGGCTTTCCCCGCCGCCGGCCACCGCAGACTCGATGTCGGATATGGTGTTCGCTATGGCGGTGCCGGATGCCTCGGTCTTCATGCCGGTCGATGCTATCGAGCTCGCAAGCGCGAGGAGCTCCGGGACCGTCATGCCGACGATGGTGCCCATCGAGCCGATGCGCGTGGTTATGTCTACTATCTGGTCCTCGGTCGACGCGCCGTTGTTTCCGAGCCTTACGAGCGCGTCGGCGTAGTTGTCGTACTGGTCGGCGGTCATGTGCGTGATGTTCGCGAGCTTGCCGAGCGAGGACGCAGCCTGCTCGGTGTCGAGGTTCGTCGCGACATCGAGGTTCGATACCGTCTCGGCGAATGCCTGCAGGCTCTCGGTTGCTATGCCAAGCTCGCCGCCGATAGCCATGATGTTGAGCATCTGCTCTGCGCTCGTGACGTGCGTCTTCGAGAACTCTATCGCCGCCTCGCGCAGCTCCTTGAACTGCGCCTCGGTGCCCTCGACCGTCTTGCGCATGTCGCGGTACGCCGAGTCCATGTCCTGCGCGGCTGAGATCGCCCTCCACCCGAGCATCGTGATGACGGGCGTGAGCGTCGAGTACAGCGTCATGCCCGCCGACTTGACGGTGGACGCGTTGAGGAGGCTCTTTCCGCCGAGGCTCGTGAGGTCCATGCGCTTCTTGAGCGAGTTTGCGCGGGCGGTGGTCTCGGAAAGCTCGACCTGGAGCCTTTGCAGCTCCGCGCACTCCTTCGAGGTCTCGAAGTCCTTCTCCATGCTTTTCGCGCTGACCCGCAGGGCGTCAACCCTCTCGTCGGCCTTGCGCACCTCGGCCGCGAGTTGCCTTATCTCGCCGACAGGCGCTTGCTGGTCCTTGAGCCTTTGCAGCGATTGGCGCAGCGCGTTTGCCTCGCCCTTGGCCTGCGAAAGCTCGTCCTGGACCTTCTGCCACTTGTCGCCCATCTCCTTGATGTACTGCGGCAGGTTCTTCTGCTTCGCGAGCGTTCCCGACAGCTCGGCCTCGTACGCCCTCACCTGCCTGGTGAGCTCCTCGGCCTTGTCGGCCGCGAGCTTGTACCCGTTCTGCAGCGCCTTGAGCCTGCCTATCGCGGCGGACATGTTCGACGGGTCCTCGCGCAGCGCGGCCTCGTACGCCCGAGCCTGGTTCGTGCATTCGGTGAGCGCGGAGTCCATCGCCTTGATCCTTGCGGATGACTCGCGCCAGTTGTCTGCGGAGTATTTCGACACGGTGTTCAGCTCGCGCACCGTCGCGGTGGCGTTCCTCGCCTCGGATTCGAGGCGCTGCATGTCCACCGTCATGTGCTGCAGCTGCTCCGCAGCCTTGTACGCCTCTGAGCTGTCGAACGCCTCGTTCCACGTGGCCCGCATCTCGCGGAGCTTCTGGATCTCCTCGTCGGTCACGACGCCGAGCTCGCGGAGCTGCGCCATCTGCTTCTCGAACGTCTCGTCCGTGCCCTGCCGGGAGAGCGCGTTGAGGTTCATGGCCTTGCCCGCCTCTTTGGCGCGGGCCTCAAGCTCGCGGTATCTCGACGCGAGCGTGGCTGTCATGTCGTTGTAGCGCGCCTCGGCGTTGGTGGCCGCGAGCGCGACGTTCTCGGTGGTTTCCGCGAGCCTTTTCACGCTCGTCGCCGACCCGCCCACGCTCACCGTCGTCTCGCCGAGCTCCTTGTATGCGCTCTTGAGCAGCGTGATCTTGGAGTATAGGGCCTCTGCGCGGTTAGTGGTAAGCCTCATGCGGGTGTCGACGTTGCCGAGGTTCCCCGGGTCGAACCTCATCGCGCGTGTTATCTGGCGGATCTGCGACTGGAGAGAGGATGCCGCCTTGGTCGATGACTTGAGCGCCGCGTTGAGCTGCGAGGTGTCGCCGCCGATGCGGATTGTCAAGCCCTTGTACTCTGCCATGCAACACCTCCTAGAATGCGTCTATGTCGGCCTGCGTCGCCTCGCGCACGCCGGCCACGCCGTCTCCCTTTTCCTCTGCGACCGCCTGCACGTACCACGCGGCGCGTGCATACGGCATCGTCGCGATGTCAGCCCTCGTGAACCCCAGCCTGAGCATCGTCAGCTCTGTCCTGCTGTACGCGAGCCTTGCGTCTCCGCCTCGGCTTTGCGAGCTCGCTTGCGAGCTCTTCTGCGGCTTTGGCGAGTGCTGGAAAGCAGGCATCGATCTCCTTCACGAGGAGGAGGTGGAGGCGGTACATGTCGATGTCGTCCGCCGCATGCGCCCTGCTCCATAGATGGAAGTCCCCGATGGCTTTGTCCCCGTTGAGGCCGGCCTCGCATCCGCACTTGAGCATGGCCCACAGCGCCCTCGCGTCGGCCTCCCAGTTCGCGGAAAGCAGCTTGCCGAGCGGCGTGCCCTCCTCCGCGTCGCCGTAGTCTGTAACGTCGTCTACGAGCGACTTGTGCGGGCTTGACGGGTCGTCCTGGAACGCCTGCTCGTAGATGGTCAGCGTGTGCAGGCTGCACAGCGCCGTCCATTCGTCCGTGGACTCGCCGAAGGCGAGCGGGCCCTTGTCGGGAGCCTGCTCGCCCTCCGCGTTCTCATCCACGTGCCTGAAATGGATGATCATTCATCCTCCTTAGGAAGAGGCACCCGTAGCGCCCTGCGGCCCGACGACGTACACGCTGCTGAACCAGCCGTTGAACTGGGTCTTCGTGGCCGTCGCGTCGGTCACGCTCGCCTTGATGACGTTCTTGACCGTCCCGCCGATGGTGATGTCGCGCCCGATGGCGACGCCGGTGAGCTCCTCGGTGTCGGGGTCGACCGAATCGGTCTTGGTGTTCGCGCTCACGGTCGGGCGGTTGAACTTGACGTTGTAAAGCAGCCCGCGCTTCTTGACCTTCGAGCCGCCGAACTCCCACAGGAACGCG